CCCCCGCCGCCGCCCGTGTTGGGGGTGCCGGGTGAGCCACTTGCATTCACGCCCCCTGCGCCTCCGCCAGCCGTTGCCGTCCCGCCGCCACCGGGGGTGGCGTAGTCGCCACCGCCACCGCCACCGCCACGGGCTACGGCAGTGCCAGTGATTGAGCTTGTGACCCCTAAGCCACCCGCGCCACCAATGGCCGCTGTTGTTGAGCCAGTTGAGTTTTGCCCAGGGCCTCCAGCGCCTCCACCACCTCCAGCCGCCCAATCGCCAGTTGAGTCGCCGCCGCCTGCGAAGCCTTGTCCGGTTGTTCCAGCGGCGCCGGGAGATGTAAATGAGCGCCCGCCGCCCGATCCGCCAGAACCAGGGGAATTTCGAGAGCCACTGCCACCACCAATCGATACAATCCCTGCAAAAGACGAATTTTGCCCACTAAGTCCGACCACTACAGAATAAGCCAGCGCCGTCAGCGTGAGCCGTGGCTCTGCGGGGGCACCGCCGCCGCTGGATTCCCCTACGACCGAACATCGGTAGCCGCCGCCACCGCCACCGCCAGCAGCCCCGCCGCCACCGAAACCACCAACACCACCTCCAGCGATAATCAAATACTCAACAAGTCCGCCAGTGGTTACATTCAACGTGCCGGTTGAAGTAAAGATATGGACCCTGTAATTTATGCCGCCAATGTTTACGACGGTTTCTGTGCCGCCAGTGGCGATAACGCCTCCGCTGGCGGCGGGGGGCCTCCTCCGCCCCAAATAAATCACTGGCTGCACCTCCCGATCCGGCTTGCCAGCAGCAGGACGGGCCCAGTAGGGCGGGAGATGTGGCGCATCATTCCGGGATACCATTGACCCAGCCTGAGAGTTGTTGGCCGTCAGGTCCAGTTGTAGCCATCTGACTTAGTACAAAATCAATCACGCCCGTTTCACCCGCCTTGCTGATTTCGTCAAAAAGGAAGGCCATGCGATCGTCGTTGTGACGACACGCAGTGCGGAGTTTGCCGGCCAAAATACTGTCCTGCTCTACCGCTTGAACAAAATAATCCTGGGTATTGCCTTTGGCGATTTCCTCTTTGGCCATTGCTAGTCTTTCTTGATACCAGGCATCTTGAGGCCGCTTATTCATTATTGCTTGGTTAAAGTCTGTGCAGTATCTTTCTACTGTCTCCTTTAGTTCGGCCACGCTGCGGCGGCGAAGGGTTTCGGTGTATTTGTATTTTCCCTTAGGATGGCCATCAGGCACGGCTATAAACTCGCCCTGACCATTGCGGGCAGGGTGCAACCCCCAGCCGCTGTTCTCGCTGTCAACTACGAAAAGCTCGGGATCGTAAGGCACCGACTCGAACGGTACCAGCTCAAAATAGTCGTAAGGCTGAGTATGCGGAATTCCGTCGCCATAAGGCCAGGGACCGCCGCTTGGGTTGCGAACAATTCCGCCAGGCTCTACAGCAACATACTTCTTGATGCTGTCTGAGGTGATGTCGTTGTATTCGACGCCGGTAATGGGGTTGGTGACGATAGCCATGATCAGGAATAGCGAAGGACGTAGGTGAGCATGTGGCCAGATGATCCGGTCCCTAGAGACATCAAATCAACCCCAAGCCAGTCACCAGCGGAACCGGAATAGGTGCCGCCGCTGATGCTTGAAGTTACATCTATTGTGTGGACTGAAGCTGCCAAGGAGGCGACGTTGTTGGTGGTGGTAAGCAGGTTTGTTTTTGTACCGACAGATGTAGTGCCGGCACCCGTGCGGATGTAGGGCCGCGCATCGCTGGTGGCTGCGCTGCCCATTGCTGTAGGGTGACAGTTCCACCACACACCAACAACCACAAAGGCTCGATCTATTCGAGCTTCACTTTTGAAGTTACCGGTTGTTATCCCGGTTTGCCCTATATCAGAAACCACCAGCTTGACAATCTCGCCAGGCACCAGAACACCGCCGACGAGCACCAGGCCGCCGGATGTGCTGATCTCCTCCACCGCCCCATCCCCAGCCGTGCTGCGGCCAGCAAGGCGGTTGGTGGCCATGGTCAAACCACTGGAGCCGATCAGCCCCGCCAACGCCCGGTTGGCGAGGTTGCCAACCACCTTCTGTAATGCCTGCAGGATCGTGTCCGATTCGCTGACCGTGCCGGCGCCTGCAGTGAAGCCGGCCAGGGCAGAGGCGATTGCTCGGGCAGCGGTGAAGAATTGGTTGCCTCCGGTTTCCGTAAGGTCGCCTGTGCCACCAGATGTGGCCACCGCAGCTAGGCCCGAAACCTGGCCCGCCGGAATCGTCGGAATATCGCTAGCCACCAGAGATCGAAACGCTGGGGCTGCTGCTGCACCGGTCGCAGGGCCGGCCCATACCAGGTTTGCAGACTGGGCCGCCAACGTGGCAGTCAGGGTCCCGGTCGTGGTGACGGGCGATCCGGTAACTGTGAACTGGGACGGCAGGCTCAGCCCAACACTGGTGACTGTGCCGGCCTCGCCGCCGTGGTTGCCCTGGACGCTGATTGTTTGGTTGGGCCAGGTGCCGGTAATGGTCACGTGTGTGCCTGCCACCAGCCCAGGGGTGGCCGTTCCCGTGCCGCCATTGGCGATCGACAGCAGCCCAGACACCCCGGTCGCCAGGGGGAGCCCAGTGGCGTTCACCAGGCCCAGGCTGGAGGGTGTGCCCCCTGCCCCGTCAAACAGCACGGGGGCCCCTGCGGCGCCGGCATTCGCTGCCAGGGCATTGGCGATACCGGTTCCTAGGCCGCTGATGGTGCTCAGGGCCTGCGTGCCGCTGTGGTTGCCTCGGGCCAGGTAGTAGGCCGCGTTGTTTGCCGCCAGGGCCGTCAGGTTTGCGGAGAGAGGCTGATAGCTGCTGGCTGCGCTGGCTGTGGTCAGGTAGGCGGCTAGCGCTGAAGTCAGCCCCGCAGGCTGCACCGCCGTAGCAGCCAAGACCCCTTGGGCAGAGGTGGCAAAATCTCCCGTATTGGCAGTGGCGGCAGTACCCAGGCCGGTGATAGTGGAGGCCGGCTGCGTCCCTGTGTGGGTGGATCGATCCCGCAACTGCTCATTTGTGGCATTGGCCGTGGCATTGCTGGCAATCCCGTCGAGCTTGGCCTTGGCTGCTGATGCCACCCACCATGCAGCGATGGCCTCGAACACACGCTGGGGGGTGTAGGCAAACCGCGCCGTGCTGCTGCCGGCCTCCGCCGTGGGCTGGTCAACCGTAGCAGCGCTCCAGTCGCGGGCGTTGCTGAGCCGTGGGTCACCCTCCTGCACCGCCCCCTCCGCCTTGGCCCGGTTGCTCGGCGTCTGGAGCCCTGCCAGGTTTTCGGTTGCCAGGGGAACCGTTGCGTCGTTCCCGGTCGAGGAGGCAACGTCTAGGCCCGTGGCCGTCCTGTTGGTAATCGACAGGTTGGTTGGGGCACTGGTCCCCCCTGGGCCGGTGGGGTCAAATGGCAGATCAACAAACGCCGTGCCAACGATGACGTTATTGACAAGCTGGCCATCGACGCCGGTTTTGCTTCTGCCAGTAGGGTATCCCGTGCTATCAGTTTCTCGCCATACTTCGCCCTTGAGTAGTTTAAAATTCTGTTGAATTGCTTCGGCTTCTGTTGAATGCCTTGTTACAATTAAGGTTTTTTGCCTGTTGTATGTCGTCATGAACCGCTCCCATCCAGGATCAGAACCGCCACCTCGGTGGGTTCAGTGGTTGGATCGTCGCCGGGGTCGCCGTCGAGGATCACCACCGTCTCTTCTGGGGCGTCAACCTTGGCTAGCCTCACCATGCTCCAGCTCAGCGCCCTGGGCTCGCTACCGGGCAGTGGTTCGGGCGGCCTTGTTGCCTTAAATGCAATGCCATCAACTACAAGCGAATGGTTGTAATCAAGATGGCCAAATTCTGCGGTTCTGATCTTTAGCAGCCATGGGACAATTTCCACTCCATCATCAAAAACCAGCTCTTTGTTTTCCTCCAAAAAACCACGGCCAGTAACGGCGCCAGCAATTACGCTGACGCCGCCCATAAAATCCAGGGCTACCTTGTCAGCATTAGCCGATAGGGTTGCCCAGGACATTAGAAGGTGCCATTGAGGCGGACGTGGGCTGAAGTGTCGCCAGAAGCGTAGGCAGCAGTCTGGGTAGAAGCTGCTGGCACAAACACCCCAATAAGGGTGTTGCCGCTGCCGGATGCCGTCACGTTCTTGTTGGTGTCATTCCAGTACGCCTTGGCGTAAAGGCTTGCAGCAGCGCCGGTAGCCTTAGGAAGAACGAAAACACCTTTAAGGTGAAAGGTTCCCTCTTCGCCGCTGGCGAGATCAGTAGCAGCAACTCCAAAAACCGAACCAATCAAGGCGCCGCCACCGCTAGAAACCGCGTAAGGCGCAACAATTGGGAGTGATTCTCCTTCCTGAACGTAGTTTTTCAAGGGTTTACCTCGGGAATGGGGTGGGAAAGAGCCGGGGGCGCCGGCTCAAGATCATTCAGCTCAAACGCCGGTAGAGCGGTAGAAGCCGCGCCAGTCGGCAATGGTGACGTAGAAGTCGTGGCGAACCAGCATTTCTACGCCGTCAGGGTTGCGCTTCTCGGTAGTAGTAATTGTGGGCCCACCCTCGCCGATCAGATACCCAAACTGGATCATATCAATCCTGCTAGGGCTAGCCGCTAGATACCACATAGCAGTGGAATCATCAGAAAGACGAGCCTCGCTGATTACCTGCATTGATCCGGCAAACGGGTTGACGGCATTCAAAGCATTAGGCGCGTATTGGGGCAGAAGAGCCGAAGATACAACCTGAGATGCAGCAGTATCCAGCTCAGGCGGCACAATCAAATAAGCAGGTGTCAGGTTTAGATGGCTCTTGGGTTCGTTGGGGCCGGAAGGAGCGGTTTGCTTTTTCAGTTTGACCTTGCCGGCATCAAGCCCGGCAATGCCAATAGCCCCAGTACCAGTGTTGCTGTGATCAGCATGAAACAACGCTTTACCGTCAAGGCTAACATTCGCCCCCAAGGTGCCCTCAGTAAGCAGCGCCCAAGTCAAATTAGATTCAAGCAAAGAACAACCCGCACCCAGCTTCGGGGCAACGCGGCTCAAAGCAGATAAATCATCATTGATAAGCATACGTCGGCTAATGCCTACACGTTTACCGTATTCGCTGAGCTGATAGGTAGTCTTGCCATCGGTAAAAGTGCCTGATTTGTATTCACCATTCTCTAGTATTTTTTCAGGTACAATAGTGGCATTCAACTGCACGCCAAAATTAGGCTTGAAGTCTGTGTTGTCTGACTGATTAGCCAGCAGCCGCCAGGTTTGTACTTCTTCTTCATATCCTCTTAACAGTGTTTTATTAGCACTATCCATAAGAACATTCTGAAGATCAGAAGTCGTATGAAACGCCCGGTCGATTAGCTCATTGATGCCCATCATCCGCACATCAACACGGCTAAAACCACGCATGGTTTCAAGGTATTCCTTGGCCATATCAATGACGCTTAGCCGGGCGTATTGGCGACCTAAGTCGGTCGGGGTTTTTACCGCTTTGCATCGAGCATCAACACCTTCCTGCAGGCCGCGCATAAAGGTATCGCCAGCGTCGCGGGTTACCTCGATCCTGGCAGGATGGCCAGCATGGACAGGGGCCTTCGTTTCAATCGCAAGGCGAGCAGCTCGCACCACCTCCGTCATAATGCTAGGCAAGTCCTTCCCCGCAGTGGATCGAATCAGGTCTTGCACGGCAGTTTCGGGGAGATCCGCAGCGCCAGCGGCCCGGCGAATGTGCAGCTCTCGGGCAACCTCGTCAGGGGCAGGATCGAAGCCTTGAGCAGCAGCAGGAGCGGTGACAACAGCCGGTTGTGTCACGGCGGTTTCATCTGGAGCAGTGGCCGCCGGGTCGCCCCCGGCCTTTTCAGTTGCAGTAGACATCGGGGGGTCCGCAAGGGTTGATTCTGTTATTGCATCCACCGAGCGCATGACGCTCGCCGGATCTTGGCCGGCGATCACCAGCGAGACAGCAACCGGCTCCCAATCGATTGCTCGATCAAGTGGTTGATCTGCGCTGGCACGCTGCCATCTGTAGATCCGCGCATCAACAGAAAAACGCGCAGATCCATTCCTGAGGCGGGGAATGGCAACCGCCATGGCCTCATCGGGGCCATCTACCTGCACCGTGCCGACTAGGGCATTACTGCCATCCTCAGCAAGGCCCAGGTCCATTGCCGTGATCGCCCCCCAGCACGAGGCAGAAGTGCGCTGGTGGTCGATGTCCATCGGCAGCGGACGCCCTGGCCAGCGAATGGCCGAGCGTTCGTGCACCAGCTGGACACCGTCGCCCACATCGGCGTCAGTTGAAATGACCACTGTGGCGGTCCGGCTCTGTTCATCCCAAGAAGATGGGGCGACAAGGGCCATTCGCTGGCAGGTTTGACTTTCTGTTGCCAGTGTCACCGCTGCTGTGGTCATGGGTTCGGGCATCATTCTATGCTATCAAATCCGAAGTTTCGCTGGCTGGGGGTGTAGTCGGCTGGGGAGTGTTGGAAACCTGCAGGCCGCCGCTGTCGTTTGTCTGGCTGGGGTCCACCGTCAGCACCAACTTATGGACCTCTCTGGCGTCCTTGAGGTCCTTGGCAAGCTCGGCAAGCACCTGCTGAGGGACATAGCCCAACGACCGCTGGACCTCGGACAGGCTCAGGATGCCGGCCCTGATCGCAATGACCAGCGCCTTGATCTCTTCGGACGGGTTGATCATCTCCCGCCTGGGAGGAGTCCAGACCATCCGACCGTTTACCCGGTTGGCCATGCCGGCCATTTGCACCGCAGCAGCAAGCCGCCTAGAAACTGGCTCCAGGAACTGCGGAATCATGATGTTCCAGCGCCAGTGTCCGATATTTCGGTAGAACTCAATCCACCCCATGCGGCCGCTTGAGAAATTGACATCGGACAGAATCCCAGTCAAAGATTCAAACGTGATGCCGTAACCAGCTGCTACTGAATGCAGATGATGCCGTTGCAGCTCTATGAAATTACCAGCCTCTGGGGGCTTGCTAAATTCGATTGATTTCCCTGGGGGCAATACTTCAATTGCGCCAGGCTCTATTTTTTCAAAAAGGGTTGCAATTGCATTATCTGGATTCTTAGGATCAACAGAAGGAGCAATAACATTGTCAGGATCTGTATCTGTAATAAATGCAGTAAAGCAGCAAGCCAGTTTGTCCAGCAACATACGGGCCTGGGCATGGTCGCCAATATCCCGCAACGTGAGCAGCGACGAGGCGCCCCATGGAACACCAGTAGCCTGGCCAGGGCGCCGCACGTCGTAGACGTGACAAATCTCAGAGGCTGGGATTTCATCAGACCCTAGCTGCGACTGGCGCCAGTCGCTTTCGCCTGGATGATTTTTTCTGATAAAATAGCTTTTTAGCTTGCCATCATCATCGTATTTCTTGCCAAAAATAATACTAGAACCATTATCCTTTGACATATCTAACCAGTCTGGCTCTAGTACCTGCAAAGTGAGCGGGGCAAGGCCTTGCTTAATTAGGCGTTCATCAATGCGAAAGCGAATCAGGCAACTACCGCGAACTGCAACCGTGCGACCAATTAAAGATTGCAGTCCATAAAAGTTTAATTTTTCGTAAAAATCACAAAGCGGTGATTCTGCCCAATCTTTGTAAATTTGCGAATATCTTTTATTTTTATTAACTGGTTCTCCTATAATACCTTCTCCGATCCAGTTAGTTACAATAACCTTAATGGCTTTGTCTGCCCACGGATCGGAGTCTACTTGATCCTGATGCCTTGATACAATCCGCTGCAATACTTGGCGAAGATCAGAGTTGGGGCCCCGGCTTTGCTCATACCATCCATCAGTTCGACGCGATTGCTTGCCTGCTTCCCACGCTCGAAGATTGGCTTTATACAGCTCAGACTTTGCAACTTTTAATTGATTCTCCAGCTGCGCCTTGGTGCGTTTTCCCATCCTTAGGCTCTTTGGAAAGTCTGGTAAATGCGACGTACCGGCCTAGTCTGGCTGTTGGCTTCCACCTCGGCAGCCATAATCCTTTCCTGTTGCTGCATCTCGGCAAGCGAGCGAAACGTCATCTCTCGGCCGTCGCTAAACCGGGTCTTCAAAACCCCGCTAGCCATTGAGGCCCGCAGTTCCGCTAGTTGCTCTGCTGTGTAGCTCATGCCGCCATTATACCTGCTACCAGAAGCTGCTGGTCTTACGTCGGATCGGTGCCGGCGCTGCCCCTCCCCCTCCCGCCCCCGGCGCCTGGGTGCCCAGGGTGCGGGCGAGCTGGGCCCACATGGTTCCTGCTGCGTAGTTGCGTTTCACCAGCTCCAACATCCCCAAGATGTAGACCTCCAAATCCAACGGCTCGTTTCGGGCCCCCTTCTCATTCCGCCATTCAGATTGCTCAAAACCTCTGCCGTCAATTGTGGTTATAAGTTTCTCACAAGTTAAACCCTTAAAGTATTCATCTGTTGCATTTTGCCCAAAGTGCATAAACCCCGGCCCTGGCTGCTCAATGTTTAACCTTCCGTAAATAGTTCGTTTTAGAGTATGCGTGTTTATCATGTAAAGGGTAACTCCTTTTTTTATCTTGCGACCGCGTAAATTTACGTCTTGTTTTGTGCCATCGCCAAGGGTTTTAGCTTTCTTGTCGCTGCCGCCTTTGACTGCTACCACTCCCTCGTTGACCCTTTGGCGGCAGTAGTCATAGGCTTCATGCGTAAAATGCCCCCCAGTGTCAACCGCTGTCTTGTAAACCATCATGGTGCCGCCGCTTGCATGATTAAATACAGTCTTTCGAATTACGTCGATCTGCTTCCATACTTTATCTTCTGCTGGACTTCCATATACCTTTTCGTGCCATATCAGCCAGCTTTCTTCGCCCACTCCAAAGCCTTTGACCTTGATCTCTAGCCATGTGTCCTGAACGTCAACCGCAGCCAGTAACAGCAACACCCCATCTGGACAGAACCCGCTCGGATATGGGTTTGCCGCGGCACGTTGCATTAGGCCATCGGGGCTCACTTTTGCCGTTGCAGGATCCTCCCAGGCTTCGGCCGCCCTTTTGTTGACCCAGCCCTTCAGGAGCATGGTGTCATTTTTGGCGCGCAAAAATTCATCTCGGATCTTCTCCCAGCTCAGCCACCCATAGGGGGCATACCAGCCAGGCAGATGAAACCCTGCCGTCTCGCCATCGCCCTTGGCAGTAGCTCCCCACACCCCCCCGGCCAGCATCGCCACCTTGTGGTGCTGCGCCAACCGCTCACCGCACGTCGGGCACTTGCACCAAACTTCCCCATCCTTTTTGTCCCAAACCATGTGCTCCCAGCGGATCACCTCGTTGCCCCCGCAGCAGGGCATGAACGCGGCAAAGCGTCGACGGTCGCTGCGGTTCTCAAACTCCCAGGTGATCCGGCACGCGCCCCTAGTGCCAGGGGTGCTGGTGATCAGGGTCTTCCTGTCGGGAAAGTTGGTCTGCCGCGCCTCGGCGTTTTCGATCGGATCGCCCTTGTCGTCAATCTCCAGGGGCAGGCTTGACGCCTCATCAACCCATAAGTTCTGGGCCGGCATCCCCTGGGCAGCGCTGCCGCTGTTGCCGCCAATGATCGACAGCAGCATGTCCCCTTGAAACTCTTTCAGGAACATGGCGTTAGCCGCGTCCCTGCTCTTGGTGCTGACCTGCTTTGCGGCAACCGCCGGGGTGTCCTTGAACAACGGGTCAAGCCGTTGCCTTACCTGCCGCTTTGCAAAGCTCTCGGTTGGGAACAGGATCAGAAACGGCGCCGGATCCATCGCAATGGTTCGGCCCAGCCAGTTCAACCCGCATTCAGTTTTGGCCCCTGATTGGCTGCCGAAGATCAAGATCACGCGCCTGATCTTCCTCTCCCGTGGGCTCAACAGGTCCATGGGCTCCCGCAGAAACGGAACGCGATCGGTTCGCCACTGCCCAGGCTCTGAGCTGCTGCGTCTGGTCAGCTGCCGCTCGGCGTCGGCCCACTCGCTGACACTGAGATGCAGCGGCGGTTGAATGGCCTCAATAAAGGCATCCTCGTAAATCTGGCCGCCGTCAGGCATGTTGCTTGAGCCCCTTGAGGGCGTTCTCAATCTCCTCTTCAAGCAAGGCCCGCACATCATCGGGTTCGCTCATCGCGGCCAACCGCGCAGCGTTGCGGGTTGGGATGATCAGCAGCAGGTCCCGCACCTGGCGGGCGAGCTTGGCGGCCCTGGTGCGGACTGCATTCAGGTCCCCAAGCTCTTTGATCCGCTCTTTGTAATCCAGCTCTGCCATTTTCGCTTCATAGGCCGCTCTGACTTGCTTGCTTGTTGCCAGCGGCGGGCCGCCTTTGGCCGCTGCAGGGGGATGGCTAAGGGGTGTTGATTGCTTTTGAACTGCTAGGTCAGCCTTTGTTTCCTGCCTCTCAATCCCGATTGGCAAGGCAGTGCCGCCGCCCATGGCGCCATGTTCACTTGGGTCGGTACGGTCTGCCCATTGCTGATCTGCAGCGGCAGCATCAATAATCCAAAATCGACCATTTCGCTGCACTGCCGGGGGCGTAAGGCGTTGATCGTTGATTGCATTAATTACCGCCACATGAGAGGTCCCCCGCAGCCCCTTCGCCTTGCGGTGATCGGCGTACTGCTGGAGGTTCATGGGTCGTACTCAATCCCGAACCACTGCCGGCCGATTTCCAGCGCCACTCGCTGCGTCATGTAGGGAGGAACGGACATGCCGCAGACGTAGCCGGCGGCTTGCTTGCCAAAGTTGTAATCATCTGGGAACGACTGCACCCTGCAAATTTCTTGCCCTGCAAACCTGCGAGGTTCTTTCCAATGTATTGGCAAAGAATCTGGCGACGCTGCCATTGTGTACACAGGCTTGTTTGGATTTGCTACATATGCGTTAAATCTATGGCCTTTGGGATGAGCTTTGGACAAAGGTTCTCCTGGATTAACTGCTTGCCATAACTTTTTTGTTTCTTCAGTCAACCATGTAACTTTGTTACCAAGACAAGCATTTTCTATCACGCTTCCAATTTTGATTTCATTTTCTTTCATTTCTATTTGGAGCTTATTCCAGTTTAAGTTTTTCTGCCGCGCAATAAAAAACGTCCGCTCCCTGGCCTGCGGCACACCCATCCGCGCAGCGTTGAACAGAAACAACTGAGCGTCATAGCCCGCCTCCCTGAATGCTGCAAAGATCTCCTTAACGTATCCTTTGGCGTTGCCGAGGATCAGCCCCTTTACGTTTTCGGCCACGATCACCTTTGGCTGCAGCCGCTGGCCAACCTCGATGAAGTGAAAGAACAGGTCGTCTAGTACCTGCTTTACTTGCCCTTCGCGAAAGTGATGAGCATTGCCCCATTTCTTTTCTCTGCTGCCAGCCATGCTGAACGATGAGCACGGCGGCGAGCCGTCCAGTAGATCCAGGTTTTTTAGCTCATCGGGGATTTCTTCTAGCGACAGCTTGTTAAACTGCTGCACTCCCATCAGGTAGCTGTACTTCGGCTTGTGGTTGGCCCGGTAGATCGCCATCATTTCTGGGTCAATCTCAACGCCGCCCAACATGTTGAAGCCAGCAAGCTTGTAACCCATCGTTGATCCGCCGCCGCAATGGAAGCAAAAGAATGCCGTGAGGCCATTCTTTGGAACAGTGGCCAAATCAGTCAGATTCCAGGGGCCATGAAAGCAGCGCAGCGTCATCCGTTGAACTCAAAGTTGCAGCGTGGGCACTTGTGTTCAAACTCACTAAAGTCTTCTTCGCCGTACTTCTCGGCTCCCTTGTGATCCTTCGGCCCTGACTCTTCCCGGTCAATCCCTTCCGGGTCCAGCAGTCCCGCGATCCGGCCCTCATCAAAGCCCAGCAGGCTCAGGTCAAAGTCGGCCAGGTTCAGACCTACGATCTCCTGCTGCAGCAGCTCCATATCCCACCCTGCATTCAGCGCCAGTTGGTTGTCAGCTAGTACATAGGCCCGGCGCTGCTCAGCGGTCAGGTGACCCAGCACGATCACCGGCACTTCAGTCAGCCCCAGGTCCATCGCCGCGGCTAATCGACCATGGCCAGCAATGATCCCATCGTCCTCGCCTACCAGGATCGGATTCGTAAAGCCAAACTCCTGGATGCTGGCGGCGATCTGCGCCACCTGCTCAGGGCTATGGGTGCGGGCATTGCGCTCATAGGGCCGGAGCCGCGCCAGGGACCACATCTCAATCCGCTTTGCACTGGGGGCGGATGGCATCAGGCTATGAAGGCTCATGGCATTGTAACCCCTTACTTACATTGGCGGCGATTGTAAGCGCCTATTTTTCACTCG